ACCTGGTCGGCGTAGACATCGCAGCGCCGGAGGGCTACGTCCGGCATGACCTGACGACCGAGCTCGATCTGGGCCGCACCTTCGACCTGGTGCTGTGCCTAGAGGTAGGCGAGCACCTTCCGGCTGAGGCTGCCGACACGCTCGTCGACACGGTGGTACGGCACGCTGGCTCGGCCGTGCTCTGGTCGGCCGCAGTCGTCGGGCAGGAGGGCATCGGTCACATCAACTGCCAGCCCCACGGGTACTGGCACGCCAAGTTCGAGGAGCGAGGGTTCGTTACGCAGGACACGATCCGGCCGCTGATCTACGACAACCACGCGATCTCACCCTGGTACCGCAACAACATCTTCCTGTACCTGCGCGAAGATGTTTGAGCCCGACGGCATCGGTCCCGTCGCGGCAGCGCTGATGGATGAGCTGGCGGTGGATCATCCCTACGGCGAGATTGGCACCGTGCTCATCATCGTAGAGATCAAGAACGAGGACGAGACGGTGATCCGCTACCACTGCAACGACAAGCGCCAATGGGTGCAGCGGGCCATGCTGCGTGAGGCGCTAGAGGTGGCCGACCAACCTGCAGACGAGTACGAAGAGTGATCGTCGACTTCGACGACTTCTGCGAGGCGGACAACCGGCTCGACCTACTAGAGAAGCTGCGGGTCATCAACCCGGCGTTCCGCTGCTCCGTGTTCGCGATTCCAGGTAAGGGCAGCGAGGACTTCTGGCGCAGCACACCCGACTGGATCGAGCTGGCCGTTCACGGCTGGTTCCACCCGAGCCCCCACGAGGCCGAGAGCTGGTCGCTGGAGCAGGCAGGGTTCGTGATGGATCACTGCGCCGAACTGTTCACGCACGGCTTCAAGGCACCCGGCTGGCAGATCAGCGACCCCACCTACGTGGCTGCGCGCGAGCGCGGCTGGTGGATTGCCGACCACTGGGACAACGACGCACGTCGCCCGGTCGGGCAGCTCACCCATGTCATCAGCCGGGAGGCCGGGGCAGGCCATGACCCAGGGCACTGGCATGGCCACATCCCCAACGTGTGCGGTAACGGCATCGCCGAGAGGTTCGACGAGCTGGCCGAGCGAGTCGCGCTCGCCGGGCACTTCGAGCTGATCAGCGAGGCAGTCACTCCATGGGAGGCACCGTGACGATTCCACTTCCGCAGCAGACACCCTTCGAGCTGCACTACATGGTGGGCCTGCTGCGTGACCTACCCCGGCCGCTCACCCTGCTGGAGGTAGGCACGTACGAGGGTGGCACGCTCTACCACTGGCTGCAGAAGGCAGACCGCGTGGTTGCCATCGACGACACGATGCGTGACCCCGGCCCGGCGGTCTGGAAGGGCTGGGCGGCGAAGGCCGACTGCGACCTGACGCTGCTGCACGGCTCATCCCACGACCCCGACATCATCGAGCAGGCCCGAGCTCTCGGCCCGTACGGCTTCTGCCTGATCGACGCCGACCATAGCTACGACGCCGTGAAGGCCGATTGGGAGAACTACCGCGACATGATCGACCCCAACGGCATCATCTGCTTCCACGACATCGTGCCCCGACCCGACTACGGTGTCGATCGCCTCTGGGCCGAAATCAAGGCGGAGCCGGGCAGCCGCACGATGGAAATCATCGAGGACGCCAACTCGGCTCGCTGCGGGATCGGAGCGGTCTGGCTGTGACGAGTCTGTCCATCGTCATCCCGACGCTAGGCCGGTCGTCGCTGGAGCGCACGCTAGAGAGCTGCGCCGGTGCCGACGAAATCATCATCGCCTTCGACCACTCACGCGGAACCTACAAGCTCCCACTCAAGGAGCTGCCGCCCAACACGCGCTGCATCGAGGGAAGCTGGGGAGTGACCGGCGGGCACGCAGGCCGCGTAGCTGGTATCGAGCTCGCTACTGGAACGCATCTCGCCTTCATGGACGACGATGACGTGTACAACCCCGGCGCGATCGAGCTGATGCGGGAGGCAGCCTGCGAGCGGCCGGTGATCTTCCGCATGTCCCACTACATGCATGGCGTGCTGTGGCGCGGGCAGACCGTTGAGTTCGGGAACGTCTCCACGCAGATGTACGTCGTACCGAACGACCCCGAGCGGCTCGGCAGCTGGTCACCGCACATGCCCGGCTGGAAGGAGCCGGGTGGCGACTACACGTTCATCGCCGAGTGCGTCGAGAACATGGGTGAGCCGGTCTGGCGCAAGGAGATCACCTCCACCATTCGCCCGCAGCTCCACCGGCCTACCATCTCGATCGTCACCCCCTGGCACAACCACCTGGAGCTGGCAGACGAGTACTTCACCGCGGTTGAGCGGCGCAGGCCGACCGACGAGCTGCTGATCGTTGACTGCGGCTCGACCCCGGCCCTGCCGTTCGGAACAGTCCGCAGTGAACTAAACCTGGGGTTTGTCGGAGGCTCCAACCTGGGGCTCAACCTCGCCTCCTCCGACGCCGTCCTGTTCCTCAACAACGACGTGCGGATGCTACGGTCGCACTGGCTCGAAGAAATCCGTGACGAGATAGAATCCGACGTGCTAGTGGGACCCCTGCGCTTCGATCATCACGCCGACTTCGACGGGCAGAGCATGCCCTACATCGACGGCTGGTGCCTCGCCGGGATGCGTGACGACCTGCTTGAGCTAGGCGGGTTCGAGGCGCAGCTAGAGGAGCCAGCGTACTTCTCGGACAACCTGCTGTGCCTGGAAGCGCGGGCTGCAGGAATGACGCTACGTGACGTCCGCGTTGGTCTGAGCCACCTGAAGAATGTCACTGCCGGATCGGGCTTCGAACCGACGGTGCAGTCAGCGACACAAGCCAACCGGGCTGTCTACGAGGCCCGTGCTCGCGAGCTCCTGCTCGCGGAAAGGAGTGGGAATGCCTAAGTTCATCTCGACTGACTGGAAGGTAGTGGTGAACGGAGTTGTGCTTTCCGACCATGCCTTCGATGTCCAGATCGGTGACGAGAAGGAACAGGTCGATGTGTCCGGGTTCAGCCCGACCGGCAGGCGCGAGTTCCTGCCCGGCATCCAGGACCAGACCATCACCGTCCAGTTCCTCAACGACTTCGGTACCGGGTCAGTCCACCAGACCATCTGGCCGCTCTACGAGGGTGGCTCGTCGTTCCCGGTGTTCGTGCAGCCGGACTCCGACGCAGGCACGGGCACGACCAACCCGTGGTACGGTGGTACCGCCAACGTGTTCAGCTACCCGCCCAGCGCGACGCTGAACGAGCGGGCCGAGGTCACTGTCGAGTTCAAGCCCGCACCCAACAGCCTGTTCGACTGGACGCCGTAGGCAGGTGGCGGCTCGCGGCATCAAGGTCAAGGGTCTACGGGAGACAGCCCGAGCCTTCGACAACATCTCCGACAACCTGTCGGAGGAACTAACCGATGGGCTGAAGCACGCAGCCGAGCCGGTGCGCGCAGCTGCCGAGAAGAAGGCGGTCGCCAAGATCGTAAACATGGACCGCAGCCCGGCGTGGGCCGAGCAGAAGACAGTCGTCAGCAAGCGCACCGCGCTCGTCTACATCGCACCCAAGAAACGTCAGACCCGTAAGCCTCAGCGCAAGCGGAAGAACCTCGCCGAGCTGATGATGGGTCGGGCGATGGAACCGGCGCTCGACGAGAACGAGGACCGGGTCAGGGAGGAGGTTGACGACGTGCTCAATCGCCTCTCCCGCAAGAATGGCTTCTAACGAAAGGACTCAGCGACATGCCTGACATCGAGGGCCAGCTCCGCTCCGAGCCGACGCGCATCGAGGTCGAGGGGACGCCATACGTGCTGCCCCCGCTCGACACGTTCGACCTGGACGAGGCCATGGTCATGTACCGCTACTCCTCCCTCAGCTTCGACCAAATCTTCGAGCTGGAGGGACTGCACCCTGGCGTCGTGGCCGGTCTACTGCACGTCGGCATCGCGCGGTCTGACCCGTCGCTCCGTGAGCGGGAGGTCAGGGAGATGGTGGGCAAGGTCAACATGATGAACGTACTGGAGCAGCTGGCCGCGCTGGCGGAGGACCAGCCGGACCCTACTCCGGCCGAAGCCCAGCAGTCCGA